GAAGAAATCTATATTTTATAATAAACTTCCTGAACCATTTCACAAGAATAAACTCTTTCCTGCCAGAATAAAGACATTCATAGATCAAAATGGGGATTATATAGATCCATTAGCAAAAGCTAGAGATAAATATAGAGTTCCTCCCATATTGATAAATCAGGAATTTGTTATCAAAGCTATAAATAATTATGAGATTCTTATTAATGAAAATCTTAATACTAAACGAGAATTTAGAAAACCAATAAGTGTTAAAGAAGCATTACATTCCTTTGGAAATGTAAGTGCTATTTCTCCTTCCACTAGCCCAGGCTATCCTATGTGTCTAGCTAAAAATGATAATCTCAAAGAAGCATATTATAATGCTTGCGAGAGAAATGATGAGATAGATAAAGACAAATGTTATTTACGCATTGCTAATTTAGTAAATGATAATTTGCAATTATATAAATCAAAGATCAGACCTCGTTTTTATTATAAGGATTGTTTAAAAGATGAACTAGTCACATTAGAAAGAGTTTTGATCGGAAAAACACGTATGTTTTCCGCATGTGATTTTATACTTTTAGTACTTTTCAGAATGTATTTTGGGGAATTTATCTCTGCTTATTTTGATGCCAACTTGAATGTTGGATCAGCTATAGGAGTAAATCCATATTCAAGTTCATGGAATGATTTAGCGTCAAAGTTAAATAGACATAGAATGAATAAAGATGATGCTCATACAGGAGCTGGAGACTTTGCTGGCTATGATACTAGACAATATAATGATATTCTTTGGCAGATTTTCCACATGATAAACAGATGGTATGGAGATGGTAATTATGAAGATAGCTGTATACGTGCTATGTTATTTACTGAAATAGTTGAATCTGTTCATGTTTCCAAGAATGAAGTCTTTGAGTGGAATACTGGTATACCATCAGGAAATCCAATGACAGCGATAATCAATACAATATATAATAATATTATATTTCGTATAGCCTATCAAGAAGCCGGATTAGATATCAAAAATTTTAATGATAACGTATATATTTGTGCATTAGGTGATGACAATGTATTTTCAGTAGATCAATCAGATAGG